AACACCGTATAGGCGTTCAACTAATAGCCTGGAATTCATTCCAACAGGAACGAAAGCTGGAGGGCAAGCGAGAGCATCTAAGAGCTGCTCACGCTCATATGTGTTTTGGAGACGTTTTGCCATGAAGCGAACATCAATCGATTTTGTCACTCTTAAACCAAACCGTGCCAACGCTCCCAGGATTGGACATCCCGGGTATTGGTGGGCCATCGAAAACGACTTGCACCTTAGCAATTTCAATTTGGTTTTTTCGGACGATCGAACATACTTCGATTTGGACCATCCAAAACTGACTATTTCTGCTCTGACATCAGTCACGTTACACATATCGACAGGGTCAAAAACCATGCCACAAAATCCAGCCTCATTGACGGTGGGAACAGTATCAACTTTTACGTTGGTCCCTACACTGGCGTAATCAGACTCATTCATGAGCCGACCACGTGTGTTCATTAATCCGTCATCACCTTCAAAAACAGCGGCTAGATCAACTCCGTGTTTATGTGCCAAGAATAAAGAAATCATGGCATTGGTGAAACCGTTTCCGAGCGAAGTGTTCATTTCTCCGCTCATGCGCATAGCCTTGACTTTTAGGGTGAACATTGGATTCTTCATCACATTCACACCAGCCAATGCTTTATCTATCATTTCCAGAAATTGGTCGTGTACCGAACATCCGGTTAACATGTGGTCGTACAAAACGAACTCACATTTATGCATTAGTTCTCTAGTGAACATAGCCTCAAATGATGTGTAGTCTGTCGGCTGATATTTGGAACCAGATATTTCCAACAAATCGGTAATATACCTGGGCCGTTCAGCCACCGGGACATTTTTCACAAACCACTTGAGTTTGAAAACTTCTTTTTCGATGCATCTAAAGATAGGACCAGTTGCGCATTTGAACTCATCTGCTCGTGAATTTATTTGCCGGGCGTATTTAAACTCCGGATAATTTTCGTCTTTGATAAACTGATCGACGAGAAAATGCTTCGGTTTAAGATTTTCCCATATCAAGACTTCATTCCACTTTTTAAGCAGAGCTGCCTGCCTTATCTTCGAGTAACTGGTTTTCAAAAGCCAGCTCTCAACAGAAAAGTCAGAGTGTGCATCCAACGGAACAAAATATCGCTGACAGAACTTAAGGACAAAAAGTCCCAGCTCGTCAAGTACACCTTGTGCCGGTTCAGGCAATCGGGATGCCACCCTCTTGGACACGCCGGCTACTGCGGTTCGAAGGTCGGTCGGGTCGACATGTGGTAATGCTGCTCCTACGAAGTAGCAACCTAAGGTCGTCGACACAACCGGCCTGAAATGTGCTTGTTCAAACTTGGGGTTCAGTGTTAATGTAACACCGTCCTTCACAGGTGGTAATTTCTTCTGAAGAACCTCACCAAACCTGTACCCAAGCATGAACAGCACAACCCGCACTAGCCGGCCCGAGGAAAATTTTGCACGCGATGTTTCCA